AGACACTTTTGAGAAGAGTGAAATGTACTATCCCAAAAATTGGAAAAATGATTTTTGTGATGACATAAAATAAGACATTGTTTACATTCTCTATACCCGATGCCACGGTCGGTTTTAACAAGCGTGGAAATGTCCGGAGACAAGAAAATGTTTGAAGATCTAATTTGTGATAGTTTGGTAAGTTTTGGTCCTTCAATGAACAAGAACGCTCGCATCGAGAGTCGCGTTGATCGAACAGGAAAGGTTCGCACCGAGACTGTGCGCCGCGAGCCTGGCACTGTGCGAATGGCGGCAAGCACTGATGTCAACACTAACTCGACTAACGTCTACATCGACGGTCCGACTGATCGAGTTTCTCTCGATGGGCGAACTGCTCGCACGTTGTACACGCTTCTGCAGAAGCACTACGAGAACGTGGGCAAGACTGCGTGAGTTGGAGATAAAATCGTGAATAAAAAAGACGTCTGTACATTTTATTGGTCTCGCACGCCCGGAGAGTTTCTTAATAAGAAAACTGGTCAAAGCATGTCATTTGGTCCAAAGTTTACCGGCACTGTGCGAGAGTGGATTGAGACGTTGATTGATACGATCATCGACGTTGCAACTACTATGAGTCCTGATGCTATATCGTTTGTATGTTACGTCAATCGTGATGTCATGACAATCATTGAAAGTAGTTGTTTGTATCACCCTACATTTGGTCCTGGCAACGTGTATGGACACCTTTTACAAGGTAAATACAAGATATTGGTTGATGATACAATCAATGATCCCGAAATTGTTGTGACAACAATCATTGATGACACGTGTTACGTTGGACACGTCAAAGTGTTAGATATGAATTATTTAACCACGTAACATCTAGTGAAATAGAATTGAAGCGCCTTCATGTGAGGGCGTTTCTCGTTTAAGTTGTACGTTAACATGAGCACATAATATTTTCTTCTCATGCGATTAAATGACAAACAGACTTTACTCACAATAAAAGCTCTTTCACACTACATCAATAATTGTTTGCAATATGTTGCAAACGATGACGAAGAGAAGCAAAACGCAAAATTCTTGCTTCAAGCGATGGAAGATAATTTATTGGGAAATTTTACAAAAATTGAGTTTACACAAAATGACATTAATTTAGCGTTTGGTGAAATTGAAAGTGAAAAAATTAAAGATAAATTATCACAAGATTATAATCCAATCTCATTGTGGAAACTCGCACCATTATCAATTGAAGCACGTGTAATTTTTACGACGCTTGCTGAGCGTGAAGACATCGTGCACATAAAATTTGAGACTGACGGAAAAATTGTGTTTGCGTCTCTTATGGCATCTGAAGATTGCGTGTGTGCTGCACATGACATTGACGATGTCGTAAAGATAGTTAGAAATGGAAACAACCTACAATTTGAGCAAAGAACACTGAGTGGACATGTGTGGCACGAGTTTGAGTTGCTCGATCATCAGTTATATTCATTGTTGGAAAACAACGTGACATATGACATCGTTTTGGATTGAGGAGAAAATGTATAATTTTGATAGAATTATTACAACACGATTTCCTGACGTAAAAATAGAACAAATTGATTATGTTAAAAGCTATACAACAACTGATTTTGTCATATATGTTAAACATAAAAATATTGATCATGTTGTAAAATTTTCAATTGACAATCGACTTAATGATAGATTTAATGATGAAAAAACAATTACAATCGTTCGAGAATTTTCTAACAGTCTAAGCAAATTGATGTGTTCAATTTTACGTGACACGTCAGCAAGGTTGGGAAAGTCACTTGCATTTTCGAGCAAAAAGTCACGTGGCAACTGGAGAAAGTGAATGTTTTCATCAAGTGGTGTAATATGAGCATATGGAGACTTTCTCATGAATATGTACACTGCTTCTCTCAAAGATGCATCGGAAGTTAAGAACAACGTAGTCAACAGGCCTCTCGACTATGCATTTGCCCGCGCAAAGTCAAACGGCGTTTCACTGCGTGTTGCGTCGCTTGACAACGTGCGGAGAGTTCTTGACGCCGAGTACGTAGAAAATCGTGTCAATGTCGATGTCAAAGACGGAATTGTCAACAAGTGCTGGGTTGGGTGAGACACATGAAAGAAATAGTGATTGATGATGTTTTGCCTCCGTTCATTTCAGTCATTGACACGGGTGACGCCACAATCGTCACTTCTGCGGGGTTTTGCAAAACGTGGTGTAGAGATGCGTTAGGAATTGAAATTGACACAGTTCCTGACGTCATTGAGCCTGTGTACGACTGTGATCTGTCGTATCTTGATGAAGATGATGATCAGACGCAGTCTGACGTAGCACTGTTCATTTAGTTGTACACATTTTGTGACATGATGTATGTATATTACAATATGCCAGCAACAATTGAAGTTTATCAGGAACGTCTAACATTACTCGAAAACAAGTCTACTCGCACCTCAAACGAGGAAACCGAGTTACAAACTTTGCGAAGCGAGCTTTGCAAGCTTCGTGAGGCTCACACAAATAAAGGAAGCCTCTTGACTGACACTAATCAAAGTAACAAGACTTTGCTAAACGGGTGATTTATGTCAGTCGACTTGACGACGCTTTCGTCACATGACAAAAAAAGAGCTGAAGAGCTTTGTGAGCTGATCGCAGCGTTGCGCATCGCAGGTAAAGACACATTAGAATTACAAAAAGAGTTAGCAAAATTGTTGGGAGCTGAAAATGACACAAGTTACTAATCTATTACAACCGATCGTTGCATCTGTTGACGGTCCTCCACCATACACAATTCGCGTCAACACGATGCCTCAGGCATACATGACGCAAGGTGGTGCGCAAGGTATGCCTACAAAAGGTTATACATACATCAGATACGATATTCTTCCTCAAGAGTTACAGGAACGCGTAAAGATTTTAATTCAATCACTAACGAGCATGTGATCTGATGTCAGCACACGGGTATTTGGGTGCAGTAAAACGATATTTGCAATACGTTGAAAATCCGTCTGTCATCGAAATTGGCATTGATAGAGGTGTCATGTTTTTGACACTTGCCTACTTTCTTGTTCGCACGAAGCAAAAGTTTGACATCACAGGTGTTGACATCATGGTGCAGGAGCAGCTTGCGATCATGGCGTCAAATATTGATTTGACATCGCAAGAACAGAAAATTAGACTGTATCAAGAAAACAGTTTGTCGTTGATGCCAAAGATTGCTGAAGAAATAAAACAAGGCGTGATGAAGTCATATGATGTGATGTTAATAGACGGAGACCACAATTATTTTACAGTTAAAAAAGAACTTGAGCTATTGAATGATCTGACACATGAAAACAGCGTAGTAATATTGGACGATTATTCTGGTAGGTGGAGTAACCATAATATGTGGTATTTTGATCGTCCTGGATATGAAAATTGTGAATTGGCGACGCAAGAAATTGTCACCGAAAAACAAGGTGTAAAGCCCGCAGTTGATGAATTTTTGGTGTCTCACGTTGAGTGGCAGCATGAACAACCCATTCATGGAGAACCCATCGTGTTGTTTCGAAATCGTGAAGCTTTCATGCGAATGAGTTGAATAATTATGTGCATGAAATGTGTAAATGAAACCGGTTCGCTCTCGTGTTACTCACCAAGGTCAAGTGTGGGTGGTGCAATGATGATGAATTCATCTGATGAGCAAGATGACGACGAGATACTCACCGACGGCGATGAACTTGACGAAGCTTGTGTCGCTCAGCTACGTGTGTTGATCAACGAAATTGTACGTAAGTGTGGTGACAAATGGTGTTTATACACAAAACACAAGCAGAATGGCAAGCGACGCAAGCTTGGAACACATGACACTCGAACGGGTGCTGAAAATCAGGAAAAAGCAATTCACTCGCATCATTGAAAAGTGTATTATTGGTTCAACTTGTTATAATATTTGATCATGATAGAAGAGAACGTTACGCAGCAAGTCGATGTCTCTGACATTGATGACAGTGCAAATGACTTCATTTTTTCAGACGATGAACGTGAGCGCCAACGCGTTGCACGTCGTCCAAATGTTGAACACCTTGATTTAGCGACTTCAGGAGCAAAGTTTGCAAGGGTCGCACTGTTCGATGTGGGTCAGCGCGTCGTCGTTGAACGAATGTCAACGTTGATGGGTGGTAATGAACTTCGTTGGCTCGACACAAAAGTGTATCATGTCAAATCACTCGATAGGGAAATAGGTGCAGTGAAGGCCACAGAAGAAGACACTGATCACTGGTCGAACTTGAACTTTATGAGCGAAAAACAAGTGTTTAGGATTGCACCTCCTTGGCCAAAGAACCCGTTCGTAGACAAGCGGCGCAAGCGCCAAAGCAAGCAGATGAAAGAATTTCATGATCGCTTGCGTGGAGACGATGGAAAATGAATGACGTGCAACCTTGTGGAAATCCTGATTGTTGCATGTCAACATTTATTGATGAAGTAACATTGACGTTTGGGACGGGAAAGCTTGATGATTTCGGGTGTTGGGAATTTCCGTGCGAAGTGTGTGAAGATGAACACATCAAGTATCTTGAAAAACAAAAGAGTAACAAATGATTGTAGTTGAAAACGCAGTTTTATTATTAATCGCGTTAGTATGTGTAGTCATAGCATCTTGGTGTGAAATATTCATTTTTGCTCCTGCACGTCGTGAACGAAAGCGAATTGCAGAAGGCCGCACTCGGTGTCACATGGGCGTGTGGCTACGTGAATGGCCACCATGTCCACCTCAAAAAACGGGTGACAAAACGTGAAAGAAAATCCGTATTCAGATGAAGATATTGAGTACATGAATTTGCAATGGTCGTTGATGACAGAAAAGCAGAGGAACACACATCTTCGTAACAGGAATATAGACGGTGATGATCCTGGCGTTGTCATAATGGGCGTCGGATTGGGTTTATCATTAATAATGTTTGCGTTGCGCATGCTTTCAACGCATCCCATATGGGTCATTTCTTGCGTGTGTGGGTGTGTTTTTTGTTATGGATTTTGTAAAAAGTTACAAAGTCAAAATACTGTTCACGTTGAAACGTTGGGAGAGTTACGCCAACGCGTGCTTGCAAGACGATATGTCGATTGTTTTAGAGGAAAACCAGCAGCGCGCCAACACGTGAATCCTGATGGATCACTCGGTGGTTATGTTGCTGACACCGCACACGTTGATGCAACGTCATATGTACATCCTTACGCGTTCATTTGTGACACTGCACAAGTTTTGGGGAATTCATCAATTCGTCAATGGTCTATTGTTAAAAATAAGTTTGTGATTAAAGATGCAATCTTAAAAGAATACCATATAAATGGTAAGTTCGGTATGTACTGACAACAGGAGATAAAATGAAAAATTATGAGCATCGTGGTGACGACATTTGGCTTGATGATGACGGTAATTGGAAGATTATTTGTCAAGTGAGTGATGCAAAGACAGCACAATTTTTAGTTGACGTCCTAAATGCTCATGAACGGGAGCAAATTATCAAAGCACAACAAAATGCTCGTTGTGAGCGCTATCGACTTCGCAATGAACAAACTCCACCAAAGAAAAAGCAAATTTGGTAAAACAATTACGCTGTCGCATATTAATTTTCTAATATGACAGACAGCGTTACATTGCTCAAGGTGGCAGCAAAAAATAATGACGTTGTGTTGAAGTTTATAGACGATGTCGTCACATACGTCAAAAAACATGACATTGTGTTGAGAGCAATTAACGAAAAGAACGTCGATGGTCTGTACGCGGGATATTTTTGTTCTGATCCAAAAGAATTAGCAATTGCAATTGGCAAGCCACTCGAACAATGGGTGCCTGTGTTATTACATGAGTTAAATCATGGCGTGCAGTACGAAGAAAATCCAAAATTGTTTGATCAATTGGGCGAAGGTGAGGACGACTTTTACACGTGGACGAGCGGTGAAATGCCGAAGCACTTTGACAAGCAAACATCATTGATGAAGAGCCTAATGATTGAGAGCGACTGTGAGCAGCGCACCGTAAATTCAATAATCAAGTACAACCTACAGTCAATCATAAATCCCGTAGAGTACGCACAGAAGGCAAACACTTACGTCACGTTCTATAAGTACGTTGCGAGAAAGCGTAAGTGGAACGTGAGTGGAAAGACGCCTTATGAAGTGAAGAACGTGTGGAAGCTGTTCCCGACAAAAGTAGAATTGTTCGGGTGTCCATTGAGAAAAAGATACAGAGAAGCTTTTGAAAAGTGCATGAAGTGAGGAAAATATGATTAACACAATTGGTGTTCCTCGTGAGATTAAAAATAACGAACGTCGAGTCGGAATGACACCTTCTGGTGTGTCATTGATCAAGTCAACGTATCAAAATCTCGTCAAGATTTTCATTGAGAAAAACGCAGGCGTCGGTTCTGGATATTATGACAACGACTACATCGCAGCAGGAGCAAAAATCGTAGACAATGTGTACGACAACGCACGGTTGATCGTCAAAGTAAAAGAGCCACAAACGAGTGAAATCGACTTGATCAATGACAAGCACGTGTTGTTCTGTTACCTACACTTAGCTGCGTCTAAGACTTTGACACGGGCTTTACTCGGCACAAAGTGCGTTGCGTTGGCGTACGAGACTTTAGTCGTCAACAACAAGACGCCTTTACTTTCGCCCATGTCAGACGTTGCAGGCAGAGTTGCTGTACAACGTGGATCGATGTTTTTACCAAAGCTACTATCGGGTGTCGTAGGTGTGCCAAACGCTCATGTCATGGTGATAGGTGCAGGCGTTGTTGGGACTTCTGTGGCTGAAACAGCGAAGGGCATGGGCGCGCACGTCACTGTCGTTGACACAAGTATTGATGCGCTTAAACAAATTGCGCCAATGTGTGTCGGAACGATACTTTGTGACAGCATCACTGGAAAAATGTTGGAGGACGTTGACATGCTCGTGGGTGCAGTTCACTCGCCGGGTAAAAAAGCTCAACACGTCGTGTCAAGGTACACAATGTCATACATGAAACGAGGGTCAGTTGCAGTCGACGTGAGCATCGATCAAGGCGGTTGCTTCGAGGGAAGTCACGCTACGTCACATGATGAGCCTACGTATGATCTTAATGGCATAACTTATTACTGCGTGCCAAACTTACCCGCAGTCGTGCCTCACACCTCGACGAGGGCACTGTGCAACGCGACGCTACCGTGGGTGAAGAAGCTTGTTACGAGCGAGTTTGACGCGATACACTACGACATGTTTTCTGGAGCATTGAACTTACATGATGGTGAGATCATGAACAAGGCAGTGAAAGATGCGTACGATGGAACGTGAATGTCGGGAGACATAACTTGAATGATACTTATTGACATATGACGACATTTGCGCAAACGGTGCATCCCACGTGCTTCGGTTATTTTGACAGCGACCAATCCTTTATTTCAGACGCTGACGGGATGGCAACGTTTGTATTAAGGCGGCTTGGCGCAGACGTGCTCAGCGTCGAGCTGTCAAAAAAAGAAATTTGGGCATGCTTCGAAGAGGCCACACTTGAGTACGGCCGCCTCGTCAACGAAATGCGTGCACAGTCCGAACTCGTCAATGTGCTTGGAATGCCAACGGGCTCAACTGACTTAACTAACACGTACCTGCGTCCGACGATGGAATATCTGTTCAGACTCGCAGATCCATACGCAACGGCTGCAGGCGTCGGTGGAAACTACGACGCAACGCTCGGGTACATAAATCTAAGGCCTGGCGTTCAAGACTACAGCCTCTATGATGACCTGTACAATGCTGAGGTATCACCTGCACAGCTGATGTACAACACGCAGGAGTCTGGATCGCGTGGTAAAATAACCGTGCAGGAGGTGTTTCACTTTGAGCCATTTGCTGCACAACAGTTCTTGCTGAACGCGTCTAACGTTACCAATTTTTTGGCGTCGAACTTCAACTACGAGAGCTACGTCAACAGCACGATATTCTACGTGTTGCCGGTGTTCGAGGACGTGTTGCGAAGGCAGATGTTAGAGACGGCGTTCAGAGTTAGACGCAGTAATTATTCGTGGGAAATAATTGGAAGCAAGATACGGCTGTACCCGATTCCCGTCAGTGACTCACAAATGGGCAAAGTTTACATCAAGGTGTTCAACGGGCAAATGAATTCGTTGAATAGCTCGATAGGTGGAAATCAGGGTGGAGACGACACGATTTATGGGATTAATGGACCGGCGAACGCACCGTATTCAATAGTTATGTACTCGAACATAACGAGCCCAGGAAGACAGTGGATCCGCGAGTACACGTTGGCAACCTGCCGCGAAACGTTGGGACTTACTCGCAGTAAGTTCAGTACGTTGCCGATACCGGGAGATAATGTAACGTTGAATGGGAATGAATTAATAACACAAGGCAGAGAAGATCAGACAAGACTTAGAGATAAACTTGTCGAGTGGTTACTTAACTTCACGACACAAAAACTCCTCGAGCAACAATCTTCAATAGCAACGTCAATGCAACTTTTACTAAAAGCTATCCCATTTCCTGGGGGCGGAATTAAAATATTTTAATTTTTGTACGTGTGAAAATTATTTGATTACGTTTCTACCATAATGGATACGTTACTTGAGAAATATGTCGAGACTATAAACTATTGGAAAGTGAATAAGGCTGAAATAAAAGGAAATCATCCAGGATATCAATCACATCATGCAATTCCTGAGTGTTTTCAAAAAATTAAACCCGAATTCAAGAATGAAATTACGTTTGAACTTGAAAAACTATATTCATTGAAAGAAACAGTTCTTGTTCCTGATCATGTTCACTTTGAACTTCACATGCTTCTTGCAAACATGTTTCCTGAGCGATCTCAGGAATGGTTCAAGGTGTCACATGCATTGGGATGGTTCATGGGAAAACGAGCCGGTCGACACGATGTCACGCCTGAAGAACATGAAGCCGCAAGAATATTGAAAAGCAAAGCACAATCTACAGTTAAAGGACGTAAACACACAAAAGAAGCACGACAAAACATGAGTGCCGCTCAAAATCGTCCCGAAGTAAAAGCTGCACGTGACGAAAGAAATGCAAGGCCAGAAGTTAGAAAACATCAACATGATGTTCAAACGGGATTAAAAAGATCGGATGAAACACGTCATAATACAAGTCTTTCTTTAATACATTCATATTCAACAACAAAACGACGTGATAAAATTTCAGGTGAAAATAGCAAAAATGCGCGAGCAGTTAATCAATACACACTCGACATGCAATTTATTGAACAATTTCCACTTGTAAAATTTGCTGCAAATAAAACAGGCATTGATAAAAATGGAATATGCGCGTGTTGTCAACGAAGATATAAACAAGCAGGCGGGTTTATTTGGCGATATGCAGATGATCCTGATCCTGATTTTTGGGATGGTCGTAAAATTACTGTTCCACAACGTTCACGTGCACAAGCAGTGAATTGTTATTCAAGTGATTTTATTTTTATCAAAAATTACGTATCAACCAATGATGCAGCAAATGATCAAAACGTAACAGCGATCATAATTCGTAATAGATGTTTGGATAAAACTTTGTTAAATGGATTTTTCTTTCGTTTTGCAGAAGATCCCGATCAGCCCTCAGAACACATTGTCCCTCGTAAGTCGAAGAACAGTGTATAACTTTTGAGAATGTGTTATAGTTGTTCACATGAACAAGCGCGCTATAGCACTTCTCGTTTCCATAAACTCAATTGCGTGTGCTCAATCTACAATTCCTCATGCATTTCTGCCCGAAGGTTTCAACGACGATGAAATAGCAGTGTTGAAAGACGCTGCAAACGAGTGGGTGACAAGATCAAACGGTAAATGTCAACTAATGATAACTGAAAATTGTGACAACGACACATGCAGCGTAGTGCGAAATGAAGCACCTGATCAAAGCAATCGCTCACCGGGCGCAGATTATAACATTGGTGATTGCTTTGCTTACAAAGCGTATGGTGGGATCACCGTAAAGGAACAATGTTCAGAGCACACAGATGCTGATCGTTTCGTCATCAACGTTCAATCAGGTCCAGATCTACATCGAATTGTTTTGCACGAGTTTGGACATGTTTTGGGAGCAGGACACATTGCTGAGGGAAACGTGATGCAAGCAGTTGAATCATCGAACTCGCCCACTGAATTAACTGATGAAGACTTGGCTGCAACAAAGTGCGATTAGTGTAAATTTTTTGAGAATGTGTTATACTAAGATCATGAATAAAAATGTGTTCCCGTTGATTGGATTTCTAATCACAAACGCTTGTGCATCAGCGACTGTGCCTCACGCGTTCAGGGCCATTGGATTTACCGAAAACGAAATAACAATTCTTGAACGCGCAGCGAGTGAGTGGTCGATTGCCTCAAATGGTAAGTACAATCTGATGATTGTTGACGCAAACGGATGTGATGAAGACACGTGTTCTACAATTCACATTGTCGACAAGATCACAAACAAGTCAAAAATCGTTGGGATAACTGTTGAAAATTTAGATGCAGGTTATGCAGTCGGAATAACAGACGCAAAGAACGATGACTTGGGAGTTCGCACTGAAAATGACAAAGTCACTGCTGATGCCGAGCTGTACGATGTTCAAATTTTGAACATGCGCTCCGGTAACTTGCGAACGTGTGCATGGGGAGAAAATGACGGGTGGGACGAAGTGTTGTTTAGGGTGTCGATGCACGAGTTTGGACACGTTCTCGGAAAGAAGCACATCAACAAACCATGGAACGTAATGTCAAAGTACTGCAGCACGAATGCAAATTCACCGACTGAAGCAGATTTGACTGATTAAAGTGTAAATTTTAGCTCCCACAAATTACTATCTTACACATGATAAAGACAATCACATCAGCGTTCGCAGTTCTAACACTTCTAATCGCGTGCAGTGCCACGTCAGTAAACTACGATCAACTTGACGCAAGCGCCGCAAAGAACGTGAAGGTGTGTTGTTGTGCGAGTAACGTTCACTCAACGATAGGTGCAACATCTGACGATGATTGCGAGGCTTCGTGCAAAGCGTCTGATCATATGAACATAAGGTGGGAGTTCATTGACAGCGTTGACACGTGGGATGAGTACAACGATCACTTTGATACAAACGTAGCACGGTGTAAAGCAGATACGGGAGTATAATTAAGATAGTAAACTCGCTATGCCTCTCGCCGGGACCTGAAATCTCGTAGAAGCACACTTTGGCGAGTGTTTAAATAGCTTATACCCGTCGGGCTTTGTAACACGGCGGGTTTTTATTTTAATCTCTCGTTGTGATGACATAGTTATTTACATGGCCAATCACAAGTACGGGTGCATTCGAGACACACATGATACACGAGATTTAATACAATCTGCAACGCTTCCAGAACACGTTGCAATGTTCGCTCGCAACATCGGAGTGAAGCTTGGGTTAACGGCACCGAAGACTGTTGACTTGCGATCTAAATTTACCGAAGTGTTTGACCAAGGTCAAATTGGGTCATGTACAGGAAATGGAATTTCAGCGCTTCTTGCTTTTGTTTATGCAATGGAGAAGTTAAAAGTTTTCATTCCATCGCGATTGTTCATATACTACAATGAGCGAGAAATTGAACACACAGTTAATTCTGACGATGGTGCTCAAATTAGAGATGGCATCAAATCCGTTGCAAAACAAGGTGTGTGTGATGAGGTGAAGTGGCCGTACGTTGAGAACAAGTTCAAAATTAAACCTCCGATCGCCTGTTACAATGAGGCGTCACAACACGTCGCAATTCAGTACTATCGCATAGACAACAAGTCGTTGAACAGCATGAAAGCGTGTTTAGACGCGAATGCGTGTATTGTCTTTGGTATCACGTTGTACGAGAGCTTCGAAAAGGGTGATTGGACAGAGACTACGTGCATGATGCCATTTCCGAACGTGAAGAACGAAGAGGAAGTTGGAGGACATTGCATGGTCGTCGTGGGATATTCTGATATCAAGAAAGCTTTTCTTGTGAGGAATTCATGGGGCAAAGATTGGTGTAAGAAAGAGGGAGGTTATTTCTGGCTCCCATACTCAATCATGACAAGTGACATGGTGAGCGATTGTTGGACAATCACTGTCGCGAAGTGAAAAATATTCACTTGAGTTATAAGACGTTTTTATTCACTACGTGATTAGTAATCTTTATTTGTTCTTACGTTTATTGTGAAATTCTTTAATTGTAACGCATTTGCAAGTCTTGTTGCAAACCAACGTAAATGCGTAACACGCATTCGTATTTTTGACATTTTTTGTTTTGCTTCGTCTGAATGAGTTTTACCAAACATCCCGTTATTTTCACCATCTGATGCTTTTTTGCGTTTTGCTTTTGTTTCAGGCGTTTTATTTGTTATTTGTAAAGTCATAACGCGTTTTTCTTGATACTCAGGATTTTTACAAAGTTCTTTTTGTCTTTCACTTTTTGCTTGTTTTACTTCAGGACGATTTTGCGCAATTAGTTGTGCATCGCTTAAATTTTGACGTGTTTCTTCTGAAATTGGTGGACGATGTTTTGCACCTTCGCGCATCGCGGCACAATGTTCAGGTGATTTTGGTATTCCTACGTGTATATTGTGAAGCAACAATTTTTGTTCAGGTCGATTTTGTGCTTCTACGAAATGTGCAATTGATTGTGGTGTGTGTTTACCACCTTTAAACGTGCTACCACCAAATCCTCCTGGCGATGAATTGTAACCGTTACGATGAGTGTCATATTTTGCAATCATTTCTATTTCATATTTTGCGGCGTCTTCTTTTGTTTCGAAATGTCCAAGAATAGTGTGTTCCCAATCATCAATGCCATGTTCACACAGTGCAATTGAAATTTTCCAACGTTTACCAGTGGCAGCACATGTAAGATGTTCTTCCCAACGTTTTTCCATTGTTTTTGATGTGTATCCGATATATGATTTATTCGTTATCGTACATGTGTGTTTGTAGACGAGAAATTTATAATTCTTAGGTAACGTTTTTTTCATATATTAATATTAATAAATGTTTTGTGAGTGTATAAAAACTAGTTATTAAAAATGTCAAGATTATTTGTTGGGCAAAAAGAAATTAATTTTCTTTCAGATATTACCAAAGAGGTCACACGTGATGTTGTGGGAACAGAAATAATATATTATCCCATCAACGAACTCAAAACAAAAACGCACGGTATCTATAATGAGAGTTCTGCTAAAATTTTCGATCACCCAATCCGCATTGCGGCTCTCGTCGACACGTCAAATCAACAACCCACAACGACTGGTAAATTTGGTGTCGACGCGCACTGGACTATCGAAGTTTTCATTCAGTACAGAGACTTGTTAGACAGGGGAATAAATTGTAACATTGGCGACATGTTTTCGTTCTCAGACGTCTTTTACGTTGTTTCGGACAAAATAGCACTGAAAAATTCGTTTGGGTTGCCCGAATATCGTAATTCAATAAAGATATCAGGTACGAAAGCTCGTGAGACTGAGTTCCAGGCGCTCATTCAGGGGCCGACTGATGAGAAATATCTTGATAAAGATGCCGTGCAAACGACTTTTGTTCAGGAGAGAGGTTTCTCCGAGAATTCACAAGGTAAAACAGGCGACAAACGTGCACTAATTGAAAATGGCGTGCTTGAATTACCCGAAAATGGCCCGCGCGAAGTTTCGCCGAGAGGTAACGATGAAGACACGGGTAGTTCATTTTACGCTGATTAGTGTACGAAAGTTATAACGTAGCTTAGTATTTTTACATGGCAAAAATTAAACTACGAATTCAGTCAAATCTCGATCTCAAACTCGCAAATAATCCCATGCTAAAAAGCATGGGAAATTGTATTGAACTTGATGTACCTGAAACTGAAACAGGCAAAGAATTGTTTTTGTGTGTTACATCGCAAGGCGTGGCAATTGATATACCAAATGATGAGGGATATGATATTTTGATGCTTGCGTGTCCTAAGTCTGGTGGAAAACTTGCTATTGTGAGCGAATGAAAACATGATTGACGACGATAAACCTATCCCACATCGATCAAAAAAGGATCGCAAAAAGTGGTGTAAGGGAAAGCCTGGCATTGAACACGTGCTCAAGTGCATGCCTTACGTCGGTGCGTACAACGAAAGTCATCCCATTTGGCGTGAGCTCGTCTGCGTCAAATGTGGGAAGAGATTGGATTTTTATTTCCCACTGTCAGCGCTTGTACGCGTTGAAGATCGTGGTTGCGTGTACAATGAAAAGAAACCTGATTGGGTAGATTGTTGAGGAGGTATGTACGTTCCAAAACATTTACTGAGAATACTTCGACGAGATTGGGATAGGCGTTATAATGATCTTGAGACACACATGCTTAATGTGTTGAGCTGTGGACAAATGATAACGATTTATCGACAACTGAATTTGATCAGATAATGCGTAGAGTTAAACGTATTAGACGTCGTTTGTTACAAGCCGATAGATTGACGAACCCGTACTAAACGAGCAATTTGTTCTTCTTTACTTCTGTTATAATCTCATCTCGCTTTGTCTGATCAGCAAGTACAATCGCGGCGTCTTTTAACACGTTTGGATTATAAGCGCGCCAGCTATCACCGTGGCCAATGAACAAGTGACACTCCTTTTCGTGCTGCATGCACAGCGTGATCAAGTTGTTCTCGTCAAGTTCAAGCTCGGGATGTAAGTGGAACGGATGCATGTGGTGAACTTGTAGCTTTTCTGTTCCTCCACATGCCACACACGTCTTGTTTTTTGACACAAAGTCATGTTCGACCTTGTGCCACTCAGGTGAACGTGCAGACGTTGTTTTTTCAAATGTAGTTTTCTCTTGTAAATGTTGTTCAACGTTTGACATAGTTATTATTTAATTATGCCCACTCGTCAGACAGCGTCTTGTTACCAAAAGAGTTTGTTTTCTGTACCCCCGTTGCCAACGGGATATTCGGCAACGCCGAGCGACTTGTTCATTTCACCCGTTGGAATTGAAGATGTAGACAAGGCGTTATTCAACCTCTTTAACAAAGAGATTGGATTTCAAGTTTCCGGTGACGACGTTGATGGTGCAAAAAAGTTGAGCGTCGTGTTTCAAGCAGGTGAAAAGTGGGCGTTGATGAAAAAGCTTCGCTCAATGCGCGACAGAAATGGCAGCCTAAAGCTTCCCATAATGAGCGTGTTGCGAACTTCTGTTGTGCAGGACATGTCGACTGACATCAACGGGAGAGGAATTAACCAACAGACCGGTGAGCTCGTCGTGAAGCGCAGGCTTGACAAGAGCGATAGGGCGTATCAAAATAGCATAAATCGCCTGGGATTACAACATCAGTCAAATGTTGCGTCGAGCGCAGGTGTTGACGTCGTGTCAGAGACATTGGGAACGAGCTCAGACGATGAAATCGTTGGCGACGATAATAGTCCAGTGTTGGTTGAAGAAAGCAATTCTGTACCTGCGACGTCAAGAAGCGTAAGTGATTTGCTTTTGACAGACACAGACGTCGCAAGCGGCGCATTGTTGAAGTCAAACAAGACAAACAACATATTTGAGATAATTGTTCTCCCGTCGCCACAGTTTTTCACTGCAACGTACGAAGTCACGTTTTGGGCACAGTACACGACACACATGAACCAGTTATTGGGACAGTTGATGGGTTCATTTCTTCCACAGGGAAATGCGTGGCGAATTGACACACCTGCGGGCTACTGGTTCGTCGCAGTCGTTGATAATAACTCGTACTCGTCAAAGGAAAATGCTGACGATTTTTCAGCCGAAGAACGGGTGATAAAGTACGAGTTCACTGTCACGATAAAAGGATATTCATTTGCACCTCGTGAAACTGGACAGCCAATACCTGTTCGAAGGTACGTGTCAGCGCCACAAGTGTCGTTTGAGATATCGACGTCAAATCTCACCCAATCATTAATCAATAGCGGTGTAGTTTCATCAATCACATCTCATGCGACTGGTACAGGATTAATTTCTGTTTCCGGAACGCCAAATGGAAATTATCGTTTACGCGTGAAAATAGTGTCAAATTTGATCGGGTCTGCTGCATACGTAACATCAGGAAACGTGGCAGTACAAATTTCGTTAAATGGTGGTGTGACGTTTGGACAACAAATTTTAGTTCCAGTGTCAGGAATAATGTTGCTCACAAAAATTTCGGGTGCAGTTCCGACAAACACTGGGCTTGTGCTTACGTTCACAACATCAACGACAACATTTTTGTTTGCAGATTATTATGTTGCAACGTGTCAAGCACCACTTTACGGGTCAGGTACTACAGATATAGTCGATCCATTCTTGGGTGCAGATGATCCAACGTTGCCAATGAGTAAAAATGCAAACAAGCGTCCGGATCATAGATTTGACGGAAACACGTTGTTGTACAAAAATCCTGGCATGGCTGAAATCGATCCAAGTCCACAGGATCCTGCGTTGTCGACTGTGCCGCGAGGTGTTCCTATTGCGCGTTATCAAAAGGTTTCATCAATTAACGAAAAAGGTCAACAGGTGATAAGATACGTAAAGGTGAGAAGCGTGAATAAGTTCACCGGTGAGAGCGTCATAGCGATTGGTGATGCGTCTTTGGGAGGAGTGAGCATATTGCTTGACGAGTGAAATCTAATAAATATACAGTAACTCAACTGCGCGTTGGTGATGTATATTTAGAAAACAGGAGACTTTTTTCTATGGCGTCCGAACAAATACTCAATTCACCTGGCATCCTTGAACGAGAGATTGATCAATCACAACCCGCACCCACCGGCCCAATCGGCGTGCCTGCTGGTGTTATTGGAACTGCAAATAAGGGCCCAGCGTTTGTGCCCGTTGTTGTTGGAAATTTAGGTGATTTCACGAACACGTTTGGTGGATTGGACATTTACAAGCCCGGAACTTACGCTGCAAACGAGTGGCTCAATAATCGAACCGCGTTAACCTATCTTAGGGTTCTTGGCGCAGGATCAGACATGGAAGACGGAAACGGTGAAACGCTGAACGCAGGAGTTAGCGTGCTTCCCGACGCGCTGCAGCCAATTCCAACTCGACATACAGGAATGGTTCAATTTTTGGCTCAACAAGGCAATGTTTCTTCACAAGAAACAACAGGAATGCCGATGTTTGACGATAATGACAGTTTTAATGTCTCAAAGCCAATCAACGTCGTGCGTGGTGCTATCATGCTTGCAACAGGCGCTCGCATTGCTGTGCAACACATAGCGTCGTCAAGCGTCAACGCTTTTGTTGGTGCAGGTCCAAACGACATAGCGGCCGTTTCTGATAGTGGTGGACAATTCAAACTCATTGTTTCGAGCAGCAACTTAAACGTGAGCACAGATGGAAATTCCGGAATTGCAATTTACAGCGCTTCATTCAATCCTGACGATCAAAATTACTTTGGAAAAGTTTTGAACACAGATCCACGTCAATTTGTCTCACGACAACACCTTTTGTATGCTGATTTTGCAGTTGACGCTGAAATATTGTCGTCATCGTATGTAGCAATACTTGCGGGTTCAACAAATAACACAGCTTCAGGACGAAATTGTTTGAACGCGTTCGGATCGTTCAAGTCACGTTACAAGACTGCGAAGACGCCAATGTTCATCTCGCAACCCTTTGGCACGAAAGAGTACGATTTGTTCTACTTTGAAGCAATGGACGACGGCGAGTACGCAAACACGCAGACAAAGATAACAATAACAAACCTACAGGCTTCGCTCGATCCTACGAACAAGTTTGGTTCATTTACTGTTCAAGTACGTGCGTTTAATGACACAGACACGAACATGAACGTTCTGGAGTCGTATCCAGGATGCACGCTTGATCCTCAGAGCGATCATTACGTTGGAAAATTGATTGGCGATCGTAATGTATTCTTCAACTTTGACGTAGAAGACAGTGAAAAGCGCGTTGTGTCTTCAGGTAAGTACGCAAACGTGTCAAAGTACGTTAGAGTGCAAATTGCAGAAGAAGTAGATCGTGCAATTCTACCACAAACAATTCTTCCGTTTGGTTTTAGAGGCGTTCAATTGTTGAAGACAAACGACGCACTTGCAGACCATGACACGAACGTCCCGCGGCTCGCAGGAATTTTGGGAACGGCAAGCGCAATAACGGGATCTATTTTACCACCCGTTCCGTTTAGGTTTAAGGTCACCCGTGGCGAAGTTCCGTCGTCACAACCCGCGTTCGTTGGACAACCTGGTCCAACAGAGGTGACAAATCCAAACTATTGTTGGGGCGTCAAGTTTGAACGAAACGATAATCCAACAAATTCAAACCTGTCGTCAGAGCCCAACGCGTTGATTTCGTCGTACACGAAATTCTTAGGCATTGCGCAGCTTGACACGTTGGTCACAGGTTCAGGCGCAGACACGTTCAATGACAACAAGTTCACGCTTGCAAAGGTTGCACTGTCAGTAACATCGACATTGGCGCTCACGTCGTCAGTCACTGATCACATGCGTGAAGCTGCGTATATACGCAATGCAACTGTGAACTCGACTGATTACACGATTGTTGATCAGAATTCAAGTATAAAGCGACTAACATTTGCAACCTTGTTACAGTCTGGATCTGCTGCGACGTTCAATCAATTTTCACACTATGCAAAGTTCTCAACGTTCATGTACGGTGGGTTCGACGGCGTGAACTTCTTGGACTTAGACGCAGTCAGGATGAATGACAAAATTTCATCATTCGACGCGCTTGGCGGAGCAGAACAAAATTACGTGTCGCCTGGACTTGCGTCTAACATGGGTGGCGTTGGACAAAAGAATAGCACAGTCGCTTCGTATAAAAAAGCGATTGACATCATGTCTGACAAGATGACAGTGAACGTCAACGTGTTGGCAATTCCTGGAATTCGTGACTCGTTCATCACTGACTATGCTGCACAAAAAGTAAAGGAGTATGGTCTTGCGTTTTACGTCATGGACATTCCGTCGTACGATGATAACCAAAATCGTTTGTTTGATACTATCAATAAACCATCAGTGAATAAGACTGCAAACATCTTTGATGCGCGCGCAATTGATAACAACTACGTTGGTACGTATTTCCCTGATGTTTCAATTGATGACACAGTCAACAAGCGTCGCGTAAGAGTTCCGGCGTCGGTGACTGCGCTCGGTGCAATTGGCTTCAATGATAGAGTTGCTTATCCTTGGTTTGCTCCCGCTGGTTTCAATAGGGCTGCGCTCGATGACGTCAAGTCTGTGGTCGTTCGCTTGAACACTGCCGACAGAGACAGGCTGAGCAACAGTCGTATCAACCCGATCGCAACGTTCCCACGTGCAGGGTTTGTTATCTATGGTCAGAAGACGTTGCAGGTCGCAAAGACATCGCTCAACCGCGTAAACGTGCGCAGGTTGTTACTTGAAGTCAAGCGCATCATAATTGGAATAGCGAATGGCATCACGTTTGAGCAAAACACTCAGGCAACGAGAGACTTGTTCGTGAAGTCTGCAAATGAGCAGCTTGGTTTAATTCAAGTTCAATCAGGGCTTGATGACTTCAATGTCATCATGGACAGCACTAATAATTCGGCTGCAGACGCGGCTGCAAACAAGTTGAATGGGCGGATAGTTTTGACACCCACAAAATCCGTTGAATATATAGGAATTGATTTTATAATTTCGAACAGTGGAGTCGAATTCGTATAAATCAAATAAATCAAATATAACGAATGAAGTGAACGCACCTACGGGTGCGTTTGCTGTTTAAACTAAATTTAGGTGAAAGTTCAAATGATGAGCATATTTATGTGTTGAGGAACTATGACGATCACCTACGGTTCAGCCGGCGTAACTGCAACAGAAATTGACATATCGGGCCCAGTGGTACAAAAACCCACAGGCATTCCTGCCGGCGTTATTGGAACGTCGCCAAAGGGTCCTGCTTTTGCTCCAATAACTGTTGGCGTGTTCAGTGATTATTCGGCAAAATTTGGAGCAAGCGATGGCAAAAAGTTCATGCCTCTCGCTGCAAATGAGTGGCTGCGAAATCAAAGCTCGTTGACAGCCGTTCGAGTTTTAGGCGTGGGCGATGGCAAGACGCGTAATCCCGATGGATCAGTGACAAATGCTGGATTTACTGTCGGAGAAAATGAACCAAACACGTCATTGCCGATAAGCGATCCTGCATACGGTAACTTGGTGTACAATCCTTACGCGATTGCAGGTGGCCCTCATGGTCGCACGTACTTCCTTGGCGCGCTAATGTCAGCGTCTGCAGGTTCGTCATTATTTTCTTCTGCGTCAATAAACGCGCCGTCAGTACCCGTTGTTCGTGGCGTTGTGATGGCAGCAAACGGTGTGATCTTGCGGCTCGCAAATGATGAGTACAACAACGCAAATCCACCATCGAGTGTAGTTGCCGCCGCTGATGCGACAGCGCATGGCATGTCTGTTGGAACTGTGACGACACTGAGCAACGGGACAGTAAAACAAGATTTCAGGTTGCTGTTGAATGGCATTCCTGGAACCGATCCTTCGTATCCAAACGTCATCACCGCATCGTTTGATCCAAACGCATCAAATTACTTTGCAAACGTGTTCAACACTGATCCGTACAAGCTACAACAAACAGGTCACTTTTTATACGCAAACTATGACATATTAACGTCACAAGCAGGTGTAAATGGAACTGGCATAACGACGACCTCAACATTAGCATTCTTGGTCACCGGTTCATCGATTGCAACTGCGCCAAATTATGAAGCGTTCACTGATCGCTTCTCTAACGCACGTTCGCCTTGGATAGTGTCTCAACACTTTGGCGGAGTTACGCAAAATCTGTTTAGAATTTGGGCACTCGATAGCGGTGCAAACATTTCAACTCTCTATAAGATTTCAGTTGAAAATATCGCTGCGTCTTCAGACAATACAACGCCATTCGGAACGTTCGACGTAACAATTCGAGATTGGAATGACACCGACGGAAACGTTAGCTACCTTGAACAGTGGCGTGGCCTATCGTTGGATCCTTCTTCGCCGCGTTACATTTCAAACGTCATTGGCGACTTACACACGTACTTTGACTTTGATCGTTCTGACAGCGAACAAAAGCTTGCAATCGACGGTGACTTCGAAAATGCGTCAAACTTGGTTCGCGTTGAAGTGGCAGACGATGTTCAGAATGGCACAATCGAACCGACTGCATTGCCGTTTGGCTTTGCTTCACCGTTACACTTGGTCACAACGTCAGGATCGCTCGACGGCACTCTTTGTAACTTTGTGACAGGCGCAATTCAACCGCCACTACCCCTGCGACAGAACATAACAAATGGTTCAGGTGCAAAGGCGTTGGTAAATCCACAGCTTTATTGGGGCGTTCAGTTCGAGCATCAGGCTTCGCTTGACATGCCAAACGGCACAACATTGAAGAACGCGTCGTTGAATTCTTGGGCAAAGTACTTTCCTGAGTTTTCCACCACTCCTGTTGTTATCGGTGATGACACTTTCTGTAACAATGAATTTTCTCTCGAAAATGTGAAGATTGTCACCGGTTCAGCTGGCAATGCAGATCCAAGTCAGTGGGCTTCTGCAACGTACGTGCGAAACGCAAACGGTGTAATTGCAGCCAACGACACAACAAAAACTCGAGGCCTTGCCGTCAGTGACTTGACGTCAGCAAACAAGCGCTTCATCAAGTTCACGACGTTGATGCAGGGTGGGTTCGATGGCACGAACATCTTTGACAAAGACGAAGCGGAGATAAATAATGCTGCTGTCGTTGCAGACATGGACAACGTTTCTCGAGGCAGAAACAATGGTCCCAACGTGATGGCGTACAGAAAAGCAATTCAACTGATGCAATCAACGACAGAAGTCGACGTGCAACTATTGCTTGTGCCTGGCATTCGCCACCCTGCTGTCACAGACACGTTGATTGCGGCAGTTGAAGAGAGATTTGATGCCCTCGCCATCATTGACATTGAACAAATAGATGGAAATGGCGACAACGTCGTCGGAGACGATCAACAACCCGTCGTGAACGCGTCAGTAGATCAGTTTGCGGGCAGGCTTGCAGACAGTTCATTTGCCGCGGCATATTTCCCTGACGTCGTGATGACTGACCCAACAACGAAGACAAACGTGGTCGTACCGCCGTCGGTCGCTGTTCTAGGTGCATTGGCATTGAACGATAAGTTGGCTCAACCGTGGTTTGCTCCTGCGGGCATGACTCGAGGTTCACTTCAGACGACACTTGAGACGAGAGTGAAGTTATCTAAGAACGACATGGACGCTCTCTACAATGTCAACGTCAACCCGCTTGTTGCTTTCCCAGGTAATGGCACGGGCGGAACTGCTCCCACAGGTGGCGTGGTCGTGTGGGGTCAGAAGACGCTACAGGCTTCAGCAAGTGCACTTGACAGGGTGAACGTCAGGCGATTGTTGATCAACCTTCGCCGCCAAGTGCGAGACGTTGCTCAGACGATAATGTTTGAGCCAAACAGAGAGGCGACGTTGGCGAGGTTCCAAAACGCTGTCACGCCAATTCTGCAACGCGTTCAGAAGCTATCGGGCATCGAGAAGTACAAGGTGCAGATAGACACGACGACGACTACACAGGCCGATATTCTTAACAACAGTATCCGTGGGAAAATCTACATCGTTCCACTACGTGCAATTGAATTTGTCAGTCTTGACTTCGTGGTGTCAAATCCAGGTTCTGGTGTATAATCAAACGAAAATATAAGTCGAACGCACCTACGGGTGCGTTCGTCATTTAAACAACGTGAGAACAATATATTTATTCTTCGAAAGATGTTACAATGAAACTCACCTCAATGCAGCAGCTACGTAATATCATCAAAGAAGAGATTTCACAGAATGAGCTTGACACTAATGAAGAGCCATACAGTCTTTTATACAGCGTCGCCTTTGATCCCGAAGTAGAACAGGCGCTTCGTGAGTTGTGCATGGTGTGGTCAAAAAAGTGTCAAGAGCGCCTCAAAGAAGCAAACGTTGAGGTGGGAAGCAGGAGCATGTCACCTGTTACGGTTGTAAATTTAACGCGCAACGGGTTGCTCGACGAAATACGTGTACAAATTGTAGACGCTTGCGAGAGCGTTGAACGAAAGTGTGGATTATGAAACTAACAGTAAAGCAACTTCGCGAAACTATTCGTGAAGCAGTTGAAGAAAAAGAAGCAGACTTCGTAAGAGGTGACATGTCATGGGACTTCGCTGACGATGACTGGGACACGCTTGCGTCAAAAGAGCTTCAGAAACAAGGACTGATGCTCGCAGACGAGGACGACATGAATGCCGAGCCAAAGCGCGTCAAGGTAGGCGAAGACGAGTACGAAGTGTATGTGGTGCCGATGCCAAAGAGGCGGGTTCACTGATACGGGTACAAGCAGAACGGACAACGCATTGACGTTGTCATTCTTGTTCTAAATAACCACATGTGAAACGCAGTTTCACTTGATAACATGTTACAATTTTTGCACATATTTGAGCACGTTGAAAAAAATAACATCTCGTTGATTTGCACGGTGTAAATGCCGTGTTGGGCGTTGAGTTCGTCTCGCATTTTGATGATGCAGTCTGCGATGGGCTTTGCGAGAGAACGCCACTGTTCAACGTTGGAACATTTGAGCTCAAGTTCTTCGAGAAGCTCAATGTTTTCGTTGATCACGTGTCTGATGTCAATCATGGTTTGATCTCATACACTAAATTTCTGCACCCGTATATTTTGACGACGCCGGCTTCTTCGGCGACTTGCTTTTCGGTTAGTCCGTGAGATTTGTCAGCTTTGTATTTGAAGCGATCAAAGCGATTGTGACAATCAGTCCACCACCAACGTGTGACCGTTTCGTCAATTTTTGACCATCCTGATTTTTCCCATGCATGTGATAGTGAACCCATTCTCGTGTCAACGTACGTCATGAGCGGAGAATTAATTTGTTTGAGTGCGTGTTTCGTTAATTTACTTAACCCACCTGCGACATGAGTATCAACCTTTTGAGCAAATCGAGCAACTTCATAATAACCATCGTATTTCTTTTGACGCGGCTTACGCAGACTAAGCGCGGCTACAACATTATTTTCAAATATGAGCCCATAAGCACATGTTGATTGTACGTCACCGTCTATATGATTTTCATTGAAAAAAGATTTTTTTGTTTTATAATCAAGCTCAATAATTTCACATTTCCGCGCTCCCACATTGTTTTGTGACACACCAAGCTTTGCAGCGATCATTGATCTAACGATTGGTTGTTTAAAATTCCACTCGTCGTTGAATATGTGCAATAAATTTATTCCTACGTGTTTTGCTGCTTGTGACTTATCATCGTGATATGAATTTGTTTTGCCACACTCGTTATGCCAATATAAACCATTGAACTCAATGCCGAAGTTCTTTTCAGGAACAAAGATATCAATTTCTTGTGGCGGTATTATGCTACGACTGTTTGAGATTGTTGTGAATCCAAGAGATCTTACGAAGACGTCGATGTCAAATTGAGGTTGCGAAGTCGGAGAACATTTTCTACAAATTCCATTAAACATTTTGTAAAGACGTTCTTCATATGTTTGATCGCATTTTGTACAATGTACAACAAGACTTGACCCTGCATTGACGTAGTTTTCATATCCTGACACGTATTTTAATATGTTACGTTGTTCGATCATTGATGTGACGTTGTCTAATGATCGTTTCTTTTGATCGTCAAGTTGTTTTCGAAGATTAATATCGCGATGAGTTTTTGATATTTTTTCTGCCATGTTGCGGACTTTTTCACTGTTTTCTTTGTTCAGTCCAGCTGCCCATGGAACAATTTCGCCAAGTTCATACATGCGTTTTAAATCTTCAGATTGTCTTGCTAAACTCTCATTATTTTCTTTTGTTAATCCCTTCGACCAACACGTCATTCGTCCTTCGTCAAATGCGAGTTTACGTCCAATTGACGTTGCATTTCCACGATTTGCAACCTCTTCATCATTCTCTTTTGTTTTACCTTTCCAGTAGGGATCTTCTCGCCAATTTTTTCCTCTATTACCTTTTTGTGCGAGTTTCGATTGATGTCCAAAAACAAACTCGTTGTACCCTCCCCACCATCCCAACCATTCAGGTTTTTCACCACATCCACATTTGCAATATGTCGGTTGTTTACTAAATTTTATTGACCAAAGTTCTTCAGATGTCAATTGATGACTTTCTGCATGCAATTTTAGTTCACTTTGATCTGCATGTGTAATTCGAATTAAAACGTTACAAATTGGACACGCATCAGTCTTAGCATTCTTTTTTCCAAGAGATTTTCTGTTACACTTTGTACAAAGTTTATTGTATTTTTTACCAAGAATACATTTATTCTTATTTTTGTGAAAAACAACGTTGTTACAATTTGGGCAAACGCGTGTCCACATTTTTGTCACTTCATCAAAATCAATATCATTTTTTTTCTTTGTGAGCGACATATATCTTCATTAAGAATATATCACATTAATGTTCAATGTTCACAATGTCATAATATTTATCGATTGGAGATACACATGGCCGAGACTTTAGACGTAACATCAATGTTGTGCAACCAATTTGAACCCGCGAGGAAAAATCGCTTTATCCTCGCTATCGAAGGTATAGATAGTTTTCTTATTTCGTCAACAAAAGTTCCTTCGTACACCACTGATGAAGTTGAAATTCCGTTCATGAATTCTACTCGTTACGTTGCTGGTAAAACGAAGCCCGTTCCGATGCCTGTCACGTTGCACAGCGCAATTGCTCCATCGGGCGCGCAGCAGATCACAGAATGGATGCGAACGTGTTTTGATCCAGTTTCAGGCCGTGCAGGATATGCAGACTTTTATAAGCGTGATGTGCAGTTGAAATTACTGGATCCTGTCGGGACAGTAATTTCCCTCTATGATATAAAAGGTGCCTGGCTTCAAGGTGACGTTGATATGGGAGAATTAACGTACGAAGATGCAGGATTGTTGGATATTAGTGTTACACTTAGATTTGACATCGCTGTTTTACAATATTAATTCATTATAATCTCCAAAAATTCATCATTCGCTCGTTTTTACGGGCGTTTGGTGTTTAAAATTTGTACACATGTATGTAAATGTTTAATTTTTATTTTATGTATCAGTGTACTGAATGTGATTTTCAATGTGAAAAGTTTGGATCTATTAAAAATCATTGTAGAAAACAACATGGGTTTAATGCGAAACAAACGTATGATGAAGTAATTCTTCATGGAATAATACCAACGTGTGCTTGTGGATGCGGAGAAATACCAAAATTTTGGAGTACAAATGGTGGATACATGAAGTTTGTACATGGTCACAATGCTCGTGGTAAAGGAAATCCAACGTTTGGCACAAAGCGTCCTGATAACGTAAGAAAAAAGAGCAGTGAAACAAAACGTAGAAAATTTGAGAGCGGTGAAACAGTTGCTTGGAACGTTGGGTTGACGAAAAAAACAGATGAACGTGTTGCATTGTATGGCATTCGTGGAAGTGAAACAATACGTTTAAATGAAGACGAACTTGACCGTCGTGCTGAACGAATGCGAAGCAATCGCCTCGATGGTACAATACCAACACTTGTTGGGTCAGATCACTCACAATGGAAAGGCGGAACATCGTCAATCAGCGCGTTAGTTAGTACACATAAACGTTTTTATGAAGAATGGAAATTACCTAAATTTCATAAAAATAATTTTACGTGTCAACGGTGTGGAATGGGTAACAACTTGAGCATTCATCACAATGAAAAACGAATGGCAGACATAATTCACGAGTGTGTTGCTATGTTCTTGTTAGATAATCCAGAACATACGATTAAAACGATTGATACTTTTGAAATAAAGAAAGAAATTATGGAGAACGTAATTGATTATCACATAAATAATAATGTTTCAGGAGAAGTAATTTGTATTGATTGTCACAAAAAAGAACATCCTTCGTATAATTTTACAAAGTTACGCAAGACAAATCTCGTGGCTTGACAGAAAAGCAACACGCACAATCGTGTGACAGGCTGCACAAACTCGTTGTTCGTGTACGAGAAAGTGTAATTCTCTTCTCCCGTTGTTTACTATCTCTTCATGCGTTGTGACATGCACTCTCGCATGACCTCAACGTGAACAGAAGGAAACACAATGAAAAATGACATAGTTGAATTATTTAGCGCGCCAGCTCACAGGTTGACGAGTGAAGAGCTGCGTGAATATGGTTATTTCCCATACACAGTCGTGTATGGCGATTTTGGCAAATGTTTTAAAGTGTTTGCAAACCCACGTGGTGATGGATGGGAAGTCTCAGTAATAGTAAATGCGGATTTCGGAAAGGGCTTCATCAATGAGTGTAGTTTTTTGTGTGAAACCCTTGAAACGGCGCAGAAGGTCGTCCTTGCGAAGATTGAACAAAAGATGAAATTATATCAGACTGCGTATAACATTTTGCAAGCTCGCAAGCTTCGTATGAAGCCGGTTGTCGAGCAAGAATTCGAAAACGAACCAGAGCCCTTTATCTGAACCCTGAATTGTGTGGTGGTCGGAGCAACTTGATCCTGATGGCAAGTCTTAGATTTTGTCTCCCGACGACGTAATTATTACGTGCGTGAATTCCTTGACGATTGTGACGAGGCCACTGGTAAGAAATATGTGTTGTCGCATATTAATAATCGTCCAGACGATCACACAGTGTTGAACGTGTTCATTGCATTGTTTGCACGATATCCTCACTTTGATGAAGACATGTGGGAAATGTGTAAGAAAGCGATACGTTATGAAATTTGATTTTTCAAAATATGATACAATTTATGTTTTTGCATCTCGCATTGGTGAAGACCTGCATGAATACGCAAAAACTGCGACAAGCGAAGAATTTGCAAATACGATTGATGAATTGGTTAACCTCTCTCGCGAAGAAGGACGATACTACGAGTTTGAACGAGAAAAGAATGATTACGACTTTGTGTGTGAAGATGATGAATAGTTATTGATTGTGATACTGACAATTTCTGCTTTGCGTAAAGCCATCAACGAAGAACTCTACAAGAACTTGACTGGCACGTCGAGCGTTGTTGACTATGAGACGGGTGCTGATTGGATCAAAGTTTACTTTAGCTCCGGTTGGGCATACGCTTACACGCATGATAGCGCAGGTCGAAACAACGTCACGTGGATGAAGCGACATGCAAAGCGTGGTGAAGAGCTTTGTAGATATATTCACAAATATGCAAAGCATAGATACGAGAGCAAAGAAAGATATTGAATAATGGCAAATCTAACCAAGAAACAACTACAACAAATAATTCGAGAAGAAATAACAAACACAAAAATGCCAGATCAGAGATCTGTGACTGATCAACTTAAAGATTTAATAAAGTTTGCAAATCAAAATGGGCTGTATGATGCTGCAGATTGGATTCAATCTCAACTTAAATAGTCTCACGTTGACATTTTTTTTCATTAGCAACGTTGAGGAAATATTTAAATCATGGCGACTTTAACAAAGAAACAACTACAACAAATAATTCGAGAAGAGTTCAACAAGCCATCAATCGGTGCATATGGTGAAGAGGTGGGAACTAACGTCAAAAAGCCAAGTGAAGCAGATCCAAATTACGTGATTGTTAAATGCGTCAACAGTTCGCTAAAAATGTTACGAGAAATAAAGAAAACATTGTCAGGCGCGATTGAAGGTATTGACTTCATCGTTGATGACGAAGAAGACACAACGTACGATGACGTTGCACGAGAAGTTGAAGCGTCTGTCAAAAAGTTATATGAACTTATGGGTTGTGGTTATTGATTTAATAAATCTTAGTTCGTTTCAAATAAAACCTCTGCACGTAGCTACTCACTTTCACAGTCAGTAGCTCGTCGAGTTTTGGCAGCTCGCTCTTCAATGCGTCAATCACCAACGCATCATGAATCATGAAGAGTGGGCGACAATTTGGCGTTTTCGTCTTCATTTCTTCGGTGATGTTTGAGAATGCCAACAAAACGACGTCACACCCCGTGCCTTGCACAAAGTGATTGAGCAAAACGCTGCTTCTCGGATCGTCAATTTTCAAAGGCCTTCCGAAGCGCGTTTGCAGCGTGCCCTCCTTTATAAATTGTGTCTTGATCCTGTTTGTAAGCGCGCGTATCTCGTAGTACTTTCTGATAGCGTTGCTGATTTCATCGGCTCGCGCTTCATCGCATTGTAAAGTCTCAACTATCAAGTTTGTTCCTGCGCCGTACATTGTGCATATTGTGCCCGCCTTTGCTTCAGTGCGCGTCAACTTGTGTTCGTTTGCAACGTGCGAGTAGATGTCTTTATTTTCACAAGACTTGTTTGCTTCGTACAACACGACTCGAGGTTCTAATGCGTTGAAGTCAATGATGCATATTTCACCGTCGTCACCGTGAATGCTCTCGATTATGCTCCTGTGTTCACGCTTGAGCTCAAGTATGTGCGGCCCAGACTTTACTGTAAGTCTTCCAGTTTCGGTTGCAAACCTGTTGTACACGACTTCGTTCGCAAACCCGTCGTCACGTGGCACAAACGTTTGTAATGCCGAAATGTTTCCTTTGTTCTTGTCGAACAGTTCTTTCAAGAGCCTTTTGTTTATCTTCGCACGTTGCAAGTTGTTAAAGACTGCACTCGCTTTTACCCACGTTCCATCGTAGTAATTCGTGGGAGCATTGCAAAGGAAACATTCAATCTTGTTAAGAAGTGCCTTCACGAAGGCAGCGTGATCTCGCTTCGTCATCACCCGTTGCCAGGGAACGCACGACAAGTTGACGTTTGAGAACGTCTTCATCATGTCAACGTACTTCTTCGGGGGCAGAAAATCAAGCTCTTTCAACGAGATGTTCACCAAGTCGTTGAAATTTTTTCCGATTACATTCCCATTCGTGACATGCCAAGATGGAGGCTGAACTTCGTCAACCCACATCAGTTTATTATCATCACACGATAGGTGTTTTTCAGTGCCTATCGTTGATTTATCGAGTGTGAACTGCATTTCGTTCGCGCGTGACGGAGATAAAATTTGTGATCAGCTCAAGCAACTTTTCGTCAGTGATGTAGAACAAGTCTAAATCAAGATTTGCACAGTCGTAGCGTTCAGACATGCAAAATGCGTTGACGATCAACTGTCCCAGGCGTTGAGTGGGCACTTCATTTACGAGCTTCACCAATTCGTCTATTTGTTGTTGATTGTTCATGTTATTTTCTCATTCTGTGTTGTTCGATTGCGTCAGAAATCGCGTTAGCGGCGTTACATGCGTCGTGTCGAGTTGCAAAACGTCCAATCTTAAATTCGTCTTCACCAAAAATAATTGTATGATCCCCAGATGGATCGTCGTTATTGACGGGCCCAACCAAAATCGATTTTGCGAGCGAATAACGAAAATCTCGTATCGCTTCATAAGCAATTTGCGCCTTGAGTTCTTCCCATTTTTGTTGCGTTGACATATTATTTAGTTTGATTTTAATACAAGGCGTCGATTTTGGTTCACGATCCAAACACGTCTTAAGTAAGATCCTTGCACGTAAGTTTTAGGACGTTCGCAGCTCACCTTACATTCGAGAGAACTACACACTTCGTAGTACGTTTGTGATGGCTGCACTGTAATGTGTTTGTGAGTCGAGCAACATGAACACGATAGAAATAAAACGAGCAACATGTGCTTCATCATTGTGTGGTTAATTATAAACAGCGCTTGTGCATTTTTCACTTTTGAAGAATATTTGTCAACGTGATTGAAATGTTTTACTATCATAATAACATGAACATTTTTTTGCGAGTTCCATTTGACGTCATGTGTGAGACACTTGACAAGATTGATGATGACTTTGTGAATGCAAATGGAATTGTTTCGTACAACTTTGAGAAGAAGTGTGCAGAGTTCATGAGCATGTGTGGATGGACTAAGGACGACTTTGCTCATGAAGTCGATCGCAGGTGGGTTGAGATTTGTGATGGTGTGTTAAACAGGAGCACAAGAAAAACGTTGTCAAATTGACGCACGTGTATCACATTTTTTGCGGTGAGTTAATTTTTTAACAAGGATTACACTATGTCAACTGATCGTGAAAAGAATTCAGTTTTTTCAAATCCAATCACTGCACCTGCGCAGGTTCAGCAAGCACCGCAACAGTCTCCTCGAGATGAACTCGACTTAGACGTTCCTGTAGACATCGCGCCGTTGCCATCACGTGGTTTAATTTATCCTATAGGTAGTGCGTTTTGCGATGCCGAAGGCGTTCAGATCTGTGCGATGACGACTCGTGAGGAAGACATTCTGACAAATCGCGCCTACTTGAAACAAGGCACGGTGATCAATGAGGTGATCAAGTCTTGTTTGCTCGAAAAGTCGTTCAACACGCTTGATCTAATTGTTGGCGATCGCAACGCTATTCTCGTGGCAGTGCGTGTGACAGGTTACGGTGCTGAGTACGAGGCTGAAGTCGAGTGTGAGGAGTGCAATGCAAAACTAAAGAACAAGTTCAACCTGTCGAAGTTGGGCGTAAAGAACCTAAAGATTACTCCTGTTGAGGATCACGTGAACTTGTTTGAGTACACTTTACCCAAGGCGCGCCTCGGTGGACAGCCCGTAGTTGTCAGGTTTAAGTTCATGACAAGCAAGGACGAACTTGAAACGTCACAAATAAAAGAGAAACAGACAAAATTAGGCCTGCAACAGGCAGGCACAGTGTCGGGTGGACTTGCAACCGTGTTACAATCTGTGAACGGCGTGACAGACAAGGCAAAGATTGCTCGCTTCATCAGCAAATTGTCACCCGTCGATAGCTTGGCGCTACGTAAGTACATCGTTGATAACGAGCCCGGCATCGACATGAAGCAGGATTACGTATGTGCAGCGTGTGGACACACGAACGAGGTGACGATACCGCTTGGTTCTTCCTTTCTTTGGCCAAACGCTTGAAGATAAGTCAAACGTAACGCTCGAATCAGTGTTCAACTTGATTTATTACGGCGGGTTTACATTCACAGAAGCGTGGAATTTGCCAATTTCGTATCGACAGTGGTTTTTGAACAGAATTTCAAAAGAGATAAATAAAGGTGGCGAAGGAAATAGCGGTCAATCAAGGGCTGCACACCAAAATACTTCCGACGTGAGATCGTTGCAAG